GGAACGTTAAACCCCGTCAGACATGCTGATGTTATTAAACATGAACCCGCGTGATTATCTTATTTTGAGGATAATACGCACTCCATCATACCTAGTACGATGGATTGTCACAACGAAAAGTTTTATTGCCCTGAAATCTAAAATTTTAGCTTTCATCACAACTAGACCAACAACGTTCGCGACCGCAGCGGCCATCGCAGCAAACTTATTGCTAGTGGTTGGCTACCGCTTATGGCACGTATACGGTGTCGTATACAACCCAAGACGTCTACATCCCGACCATACCGTTAAATTTTACGATATGGCCTCATGGGACCCGACAAAGCCCTTTTGTGGGCTACGACCTGACCTTCAATGGTTATGGAACAAACGCATGTGCGCATACGTCCGCTTTTTGCAATTTCAAAACCGGATAACCTGCGACGCTCTTCACTACTGTGGATTCATATCTTCCGAACGGAGGCAATGGTTCAATGAAGTGTCGAACGCGCGGCTAACCGATGACGAATTTAACGTCGTCCGGACAAATCTCTTTGCTAGCAAGAACCAGCTACACAACAGATCTGTCCTAAGAAGAACATTCGCAAAAACTCCTTTCGTCAAACAACGAGTAACCACAGTACACACGCACCCCGAAGCTGCAAGTGAGAGGAACTCGCAAATGGATTTTAATGCCCAACTCGCACGAGACTGTGGCCTAAAGATCTACGTCGAACAGGCTTCAGCAGCAGACCAGCGCAAAGGCTTACCAGGCTCCAGACAATATTACTGGACCAAAGATCTAACCACGACTCCGCAACAAGACAAACCCCACGACGGTGCTTTGATCTGTTTCGTTGACGTCGATTATCACATGAACATGCCAGAATACTTGGCCACAAATAAATGCCCATGCATTTTGTACACCATTCAACCCACAGCGGTTGCTGGAACTATGCATGATACTGTATTTACGTTTGAGGACAATCAAATTGTAACCTCAGTCGCAGGTGGTGCAAATTTCAAGCATGGATTGTGGAACTACGGTCAAGATCACATCACCTGCAACACACTCAAGGATGGGGAATTTTATTCCACCACACTTCTTGTCGAGAGACGATGCATCTCTCCCCACAGACATATCGTGCTACTTGAGCCGATAGCGCACTTCACGGGCCTTGCAGCCCAACTTTCTTTCGGATTAGAATATAAGAAATTGACCCGTTTCGAACCCCAACCCGAGGGCCACCCGGTTAATTTGATCAGTTCCCTCACGCCTGACGGACACTTCGTGTCAATTGGCCAACCGGGATCATATCAGCAAGCTACCATAACGCAAGCCACGTATGGTGACCTCCGCGCTGCCGCGTCTAACGTACAAGCTAGATTAACCGCAGCTACAGTAGAATCATACTTGAAAGATAAATCCCCTGAAACACGTGGCCAAGCCCAGATACTCACTCATCATCTTAGAAGCTTTGTTAAACCACAGGTTGTCGTACACGTAGTGAAAGAGTCAATCGCTCATTACGTCGCCAGCCCCAAGACGTTTGACATCGCTGATAACAAGTTGAAAGCAGCAGCTCTATGGCAACCCATAATTTCGAAAACACCAACCGCACCCACTAGTTCAAGACCAAATGATGAACGGTGCGTGGCAGCACGGTTGACAGACATTCAACACAAAACACCCCTGAAAATACATCCGTTCTTACAACAAGCCATTAATGAATTTATTGACTTACTGGTACCACGACATGTCCAAGGCACGCTCACTCCTGCCAGCGTTGAGGAAGTTTATGCAAAACAATCTCGACCAACGCAGAAGAACACGCTAGATCTAGCATCAACGTTGGGACCGTACTTTAAGACGATCGTTTCCGCATTTCAGAAAACAGAAGTTGGCCGCGAGATATCCGATCCGCGCAACATTTCGACATTACCGGCAAAAGTCAAACTTGAGTATTCACGAATGTGCTACTCAGCCAGTAAATATCTGAAATCCATGAAATGGTACACTTTTGGTAAGACACCTAAGGAAGTAAGTTTCAGAGTAGCTGACATCTGCAGACGGGCAACGACCATGTCCGCCGGAGACTTCAGCCGCATGGATGGTAGAGTCTCTTCGACAGGTAGAGTTATTACCAGTGCCTTCATGTTAGCGTTGTTTCCAAAACACCTGCATGAAGAGTTGATTGATCTAATGCGATTACAGACAAACGCTACGTGTTATACCACATACGGTGTAAAGTACAATTCAGGTACGTCGCGATTATCTGGCTCACCCGAAACATCAATATTCAATACGTTAGAAAACGCTTTCGTAGCATACTACGCATACAGACGCACTCTCAAACCCGACGGTTCATACATCAACAGCAAGGAAGCCTGGACAATGTTGGCCGAATTATGCGAGTTTGGAGGTGACGACAGTCTTATGGGTGACATGCCTGAAAAATCATACGCCGTCGCCGCGAAGCATATCGGACACAAGGTCACTTGTGACGTATTTCAACGCGGCCAACCTGGTATAAATTTTCTTTCACGCATCTTCGGACCCGACGTTTGGACCGGAGACCCCAACAACATGTGTGATTTGGCAAGACAAATGACCAAATTTCATACATCGACTGACTCCACAGCCGATCCCGCCACTAAATTTACGGAGAAAGCAACATCTGCAGTTTACACCGACTCAAACACACCGATGATCGGTCGGTACGCCAAACTTTGGTTGAACTTGAACGACATAACGGTTCCGAGTAAGCTGACTGATCCAGGTAAAGACACATCCTGGTGGTCTGCAAACTTTGAACGAGTTGAACAATTTGTGAACGAACCAGCAGAATGGATGGACGACGTTGCCATGAAGCACTTCCCCAACTTTGATTGGGATAGGTTTTATAAATGGCAACCAGTTACACGACATGATATGCTATTTGCAACGTCCTTCGATGAACCAGAAGAACTTGCACCTCCAAAATTTGACGCTGTCATCATCCGCGGAGATGAGGCTGAAGCCGTCTATGCACCCACACCAGCAAATGCAAGTGTCAAAGTATCGCAACCTTTGGCACTACAGATGACACCACCCTGGAAATCCATATCCTACTCGTACACTGACACAGATACTGAGACGGATGTGGAAGTTGAAACAACTGAGGAAGAAAAATACCCTCTATACAACATTAAACCAATCACCGAATGTATGTGGTGCCACCAAATCCTCAAAGGAACTCATGAAGACAAAATGCACCATGAACTGCACTGCGTCAATCAAGAGTCACAACTTCGTCAGCGACCCAATCTAACAAGACAAGACAAGCCCATGCTTCGGATACCACTTCCGCAAGGAGCACGGCAGAAAAACACTACAACTGACAAACAGTCAGCTTGCATGCAGGTGACGCGTAAAGGTCACAAAACAAGTTCCAAAACGCATGGCCGCGGCAAAAACCTTAGCGGCCGCCGGCACTCAGGGAAGACAGAAGCTAACAAACCTAAACTTAAAGGTTCGTCCAAGCTTTCGCCTTCCTCGTCGTCGGTATAGAAAAGATCGATTCGGACGGTGCTTTTGTAGTGGGCACCGAACGTTTAACAACAGAGAAACGCTTAAATCCACAAACCCATTATGGTTCTTAACCATGAATCCCAG